TCTGAATCCCTTTCTGTCGAATCGAAAGCACGAGTTTATCAAAGTCTGTCTCACTCATCCACTCTTCGGCCTCGTCACATACGAATGTCGTAAGCCCCTGAATGGATTTCAGCTTTGCTGTCTGGTTGCCAGATGACGTTTTGATACCTCGGAATAGAACTCGACTCCCAGATACTATGTTTTCAATATCTGTTTTTGTGATATTGAAAAATTCTCCCGTGCCATCGGCTTCTATCTTCTCTGTAAATTCAGGAATCACTGAAATCGCAGCCGACGCCATCGTGTAACGGCAATACAAGATAACATGCCCTTCTTCGAAAGATAGCCGCTCAATGAAGGTTCCGGCGTTAAATGATTTGCCACTACCTCGCCCTCCGGTTATCAAAATAATGAAATGCTCGGTATCTTCATATAATGGTAAATATATATCCTGCGGTTCAATCATTTCTTCTGCAATCTATCTTTTACCCAGTCTCGAATATTGATGGAGCCTTTCATATTAACATCGGCTTCCACCTCTTGTCTCTCTACATACCCACGCTTCTTACCTCGTGTTTTTAGGGTAAATATGATCGACGTTTCGGACGGCCTTTCAATCCATCCAGCAAAACGCTTTTCCCCATTTTCGTCCGTCTCTATGGCTGGAACGCCAGCCACCAGCTTGCGCAGGTTGCTTTCGGCCAAATCGACAAACCGTTCTCGGGAATCTTCGAGAGCTTGAGAAAAGTCCGGATCATCTTTGCACCATGTGTAGACGGTATTTCGCTCCACCCCAATATTCGCGGCGATGTCTGACAGGATACCACCGCAAGCATTAGCGACTTTCCTAAAAACTTCAAGATTGGGCTTTTTGTGTACAGGCATTTTTTACAGCGTCATTTATTGTAACTTATTCCACCCGTTCAACCATATCCGAAAACATCTCGCCGGGGATAATCTTATCGTCAGGCCCGAACCCAAACCGAAGCATGAACGATGATTTTGCCCGATAAGATTTGAAATTGAGCATTACGTAAGATTCAATGTCTTCGGCTTTTTGCTCTGCCTGTATCTGGCAAGCTCTGTTTGCAGCCTCATCCAGGGCTGGCTCATGACCGGCGTCACGCAAAAGATCTGCTATCGCATGCGCAAGGAGATTGCCGCCAAAATCGCCGTCGTGCCGATGAGTTACTTTAACGGCCACAGCAAGGGCGACGTACTCAGCCGCATCACCAACGACGTCGACACGCTGGGTCAGTCGCTCAACCAGAGCGTGACGCAGCTCATCACGTCGATAACGCAGATTATCGGCGTGCTCGTCATGATGCTGTCGATCAGCCTGCCGCTCACCGGCGTCACCGTGCTCACGCTGCCGGCAGCCGCGATTATCCTGGCCGTGATGATTCACTTCTCGCAGCCGTACTTCCGCGAGCAACAGCAGGTTCTGGGCGCGGTCAACGGCATTATCGAGGAGGACTTTGCCGGCCAGAACGTCATTCAGGTGTTCGACCGCGCCGAGGCCTCGATCGAGGAGTTCGACCGTCAAAACGACCGGCTCTTTATTAGTGGCTGGCGC